GCACGATCACCGACGCAGATACTTGGGTTGATATAGGCACTTCAGACGTCGCCATCTTTATCGACTTTTCTGCTGGAACTAGCGGTGCTGGTTATGTAACTGTTGAGTACATCCAGAACATTAACAACGCTTAATGATTCTGAGCCCCTCGGGTAGCTTCGGCTCCCGAGGGATTTAACCGCGAGGGTTTAATAATGGCAGATACGGTCACATCACAAACCATTCAAGACGGCGAACGTAAAGCCGTTTTGAAGTTTACAAACATCTCTGACGGCACTGGTGAGTCGGCGGTCACAAAAGTGGACGTTAGCGCTATGACCAAAAACACCCGTGGAGAGTCTTGCACCGAAGTCGCTGTTGCAAAAATTTGGTGGCAGTGTGTAGGCATGGGCGTTGAGTTGCTCAACGACGCATCTACGGACACCTTGATTATCGGGCTATCGCCCGATTCTAATGGTATGCACGATTATTCGTCGTTCAGCGCCATACCCAATGATGCTGGCTCGGGCAAGACCGGAGACATCAAGTTCACCACTATTGGTGCTTCATCAGGCGACACCTATACAGTGATTTTAGAGTTGCTGAAGACCTATGGCTGATACCAAGGACGTCAAGCGATCTGAGGGCGGACGGCTCACCTATCGTGGTGAGTCGTTTCCCGGCTACAACAAGCCGGTGCGCACTAGCGGCGGCAATAAGAAATTCAAGGTCCTAGCTAAAAAAGGTGATCAAGTGAAGATCGTTCGTTATGGCGATCCCAACATGAAGATCAAGAAAAGCAATCCAGAACGACGTAAGAGCTTCCGCGCTCGCCACTCTTGCGATGCGGTAGAGAAGAAAAAAGACGTGTTCGCGGCTTCTTATTGGTCGTGCAAGAATTGGTGATGATATGAGCTTTGCAAAGCGAATAGCAAAAGGAACGCCTCCCGGCCAAATGTATGCGGGTGGCTCACGAAATTTCGATGAGCGGACCGGCAGGTATCAATCTCCGCCAATTATGGAAATCCCCGGAATGCCCCCCGGACCAATCGTTTTGGGTGAAGGTGGTGTCTCTCCCGGACAAGTGCCAATGGGTCGCACAGGCGGATCTATGCCCGTAGACGAGTCGGTTCGTACCATGGAGTTTATTGATCGCAATAACAACGGCATTGACGATCGTGATGAAAAGCCACCGCGAGGCGACCCCAAGCTACAGCCAATAAAACAACCACCGATTCGTGTTCCGCCGCAGACGGGCGGTCCTTTGCCACCTCCGTACTCTGGACCAAGCGATGATTTGTTGGGTGCTGGCTCGTATGACAACCTAATGTCTCGCGCTTTCCAAGAGTACAGTTCTGGTCAAAGTCCCTACGCAGGTGCCGCTGACTTCTTGATGAATCGCTCAGTATTTGATCGAGGCGTAAGGCCAGAGAGCTCGATGCCGTCCACCTCAACGTCACCGTCTTATGGCTATAGCGACTCTGGCGGCTTGGCTCAACTGCAAGCCCAGCAACCCGGATTACAAGCGCAATACGACCAGTTTGCGCAACAGATTCAGTCGGCTCAAGAAGCCGCACAACAAGCGGCGGAGCAAGCGGCCGCGAGACAGCAAGAGCAAACCGACCTCGCAACGTCGGAGCGTCAGGCGCTCATGGACCGGATTGCGGCCTTAGAGGGTCGAGAAGAGCCAGATCTTGATGCGTTTGGCGCACAATTGCGAGAGGACATTCTCGGCGAGGTCGACCTTGATGCGTTGCGTAGAGAAATTACCGGCGAAGTCTTGCAGATAGCTCAAGCAGATTTTCCTGACGTCATGCAAATTCGTGATGAAATCATGGCTCTACTACCTGAGCAGGAGCAGATTGATGTTGAAAACCTTCGTCGACAGATTCAAGAGGCTATCGATACTGGGGCGCCTGAAGAAGAGATTGTTGCGCTTCGCACAGAGCTTCAAAACCGGATTCGTCCAGTCGAAGAGCAGTTGGCAGGCCTTCAAGACGAGCGTGGCGACATCGCTCAGCAGATTGGCGAGTTACAAGGCCAGTTTGGTTCGCTCCCTGACATCGATGTGGACGCAATCCGTGAACAAATTATGCGAAACCTGCCTGAGCAGGAGCGCATCGATATTGAAGCGTTGCAGAGACGCATACAAGAAAGCATTGACGCGGGTGCGCCGGAAGAGGAAATAGCAGGTCTCCGCTTGGAGCTTGAGCAACGGCTTGCGCCCGTAGAGGAGCGTATTGGTAGTATCCGTGACTCGGTAGCTCAGTTTCGAGAAAACTTTGACCCAGCCGCTCTTCGAGAGCAAATTGGCAACCTTAGAGGTCGCTTAGAAGGCTTGCCTAACTTTGACATTGACGAGATCCGTCGTCGAGTGCAGGAAGGCATTGAACTTCCAAATTCAAACGAGATTCAAGACAATTTGCGTCGAGCCATGGAAGAAAGGGGCGGTTTTGTGCCGCCAGAGCTTCTCGAACGCCTCAGAGCCGTAGAGCAACGCGAGGGCCCTGATCTTGGATCTATTCGCGAACAAATTGGCGAGCTACGCGGTCAGCTTTCTCAGCGCCCAGAAGATCGTGGCGTCGTGCCACCGGACGTTTTAGAGCGCTTACGCGCAGTGGAGCAACGCGAAGGACCTGATCTTTCAGGAATTGCAGGGCAAATTGCCGCACTGGAAAACCGTGGTTTGCCACCAGAAGTGCTTGAGCGTCTCCGCGCAGTGGAGCAACGCAAAGGGCCAGACGAGGCCGCTATCGCTGAGCGCGTGCGCAGTGGGCTGGACCCGCGCATAGCTGACCTGCAACAACGGTTTAGTGAAGTGGATACCTCGTCTCAAGCAATGGCTGACAGAATCGCGGCCTTACGTGAACAGCAGGGTCAGGCTACAGAAGGTCGTCGTGGATTATCTGATCGCCTTGCGGCTTTGCGTGAACAACAGAGTCAAGCGGCTCAGGGGCGCCGTGCTTTAGAAGAGCGCTTGGGCGGAAGGCTTGAAGAAATACGTGGCAGTGTGAGTCCATTAAGTGAAAGAATTGCTCAGTTGCGTGGACGGTTGGATGAGCGACCACAGATTGATGAAAATGCTCTTATTGAGCGCATTCGTGGTGGCATAAAAGTGCCTCAAGTGGACTTGAGCGGCATACGCGAGCAGATTGCTAACCTGCGCGGACGGCTTGATGAGCGACCCGCAGGAACTGGTGGAGTTAAGCCTCTACCGACGCCGCCAAAGCGGCCTATTTTTCCGCCCGGTTATAGAGGGCCAAGAGGAGGAGGGTGATGGCAAAAGAAAAAATACAAAAAGTGGCTAAGGCTTTGAAAAAAGCGAGCAACACTCACGCAAAACAAGCAAAGACGTTAGAGGCGATTAAGATGAAGAAAGGCGGCTCGGCTGGTGATGTGCCAGATAACGTAGCTAACCCATCGCTATATCGAAAAGCTAAAGCCAAGGCAAAAGCCAAATTTGATGTTTATCCTAGCGCGTATGCTAATGGCTGGATGGTACAAGAATACAAGCGCATGGGCGGTAAGTACAAAGGCGCTACCGGAGGCGAAGTGACGTTAGACCCAAAGAAGAGCGACCTCAACAAAGACGGTAAGCTAAGTAAATATGAGCGCAAGCGTGGTGAGGCTATCGCTAAAAGCATGGTTCAGCGTAAGCGCAACGGCGGCTCCGTAGAAATGCAACCTCGGGGCTGTGGCGCGATGATGCAAAGTAAGCGCAAGACCGTGCGGGTGCCCCGTGGCTAAAAAGCGCGGCCTAGACGACTGGTTCGGAAAGGAAAACTGGGTCGATATCGGCGCACCTAAAAAGGGTGGCGGATACGAAAAGTGTGGTCGAAAAAGCGCAAAAGACTCTGATCGCGGTTATCCAAAGTGCGTACCAGCGGCCAAAGCGGCCAAAATGTCAAAAAAAGAAGTGGCTTCTGCCGTTAGGCGAAAGCGAGCGAAGAAACAAGGTGTGGGCGGCAAGCCCACAAATGTCAAAACATTTGCGGCCGAAGGAGGCTCAATCATGAAAATGAAGGCAAAAGGTATGATGCGTGGCGGCGCTCCACGAGCAGGACGATCGGGTTTTGCAAAGGGCAGAAAAAAGCCAAGAAACCCAACCATCCCATCAAACTCTGGTGTTACAGGCCCCATGGGACCTGTAAAAGGTCGTCCACGATCCCCGTCTGGACCTGTTGTTCCGGGTGGCCCTACAGGTGGCGGAAAGCCTAAAAAGATGAAGACAGGCGGCATGGCAACCAAAGGCTACGCCAAGGGCGGCGCTATGAAAACAAAAAGCTACGCCAAGGGCGGCGCTATGAAAAGTAAAGCTAAGTCTAGCCCCGTGCGCGCTCCTTCGAGCAAGAATAGCGGACTATATGGCCGGTAATGGCGTACTTGCAGTCCAACATCCCGCACTTTAAGTGCTGGGTTAGACGAGAGTACACTCACAACCACGATAAGTACCATGGCGAGTTTCTTCACGCCATGGTTATCGCGGTTACGACCATGCCGACCAGATGCCTGTCATTTCAGGTTATTTTTACTGGCGCTGAAACATACGACAGTGATGAGCTCAACGTGCACGGTGGTGCCATGTGGGCTCGTATGCCGATTACAGCCCTTGTGGGCGATACTCCTTTAGAAGATTGGCCAGAGCCAATGCCTGTTTGGGCGGCTCAACCGTGGGACTGTAGCTCCTACAATCACGCGGTTTATGTATTAGATCGCGCTACCCCTTGCCCTTGGCTTGCCAAAATCGACGGGGAGATGTACCCGGCAAAGTATCTGTTTACCGTGGATTATGCGGAAAACGAGATTGCAGACGATCCAGCACAACACAAGCAAAGTCATGTTCTTGAGCTTTTAGACGCAGGAAAGTGGACCGGCAATATCGTTGCCCTGCCTAACAACCGGGTGAGAGTCACGCACCCAGCTTGGTTTGAGACTG